ACCGCGGTTGGGGCGGAGCGGTTGCCATCCTTAAGCGCTTTGCGTTTACCGCCCAAAGCGCACTAAACCGAGAATTGCCGGCGGCGTTCGAACGGCTAGCAAGCCAGGCAGCAGCGAAAGCGGGGGTTAAATGAGCGATACCGTTATAGCGGGTTTGCGCTACGTCCTTACGCAGACGGCAGCAGTTACAAACCTTGTACCGGCGGCACGCATTAATACCGCGTACCGGGATAGCGCAGCGCTGCCTGCAATTCTGCTAGCGCCTGGAAACGATTCAGCGGTTAGCCCGTCAATGCTTCGGACCGATTGCCTACGGCGTTCTACCGTTGAAATATCGGTTATTGCGTCTACACTAAAAGCCGCTAGGCAAGCGGCGGAAATCATCCGCAAAGCAGTTCACGGCGCGAAGGGTACGTATTCGGGCGTCACGGTTTTTGAGGTGCGCGAACAAGGGATAACGAGTACGTACGATATTGGATCGGAAGCAACCGAAGCGGGCATTCATATTGCAACCGTTTCCGTAGAATGCGTTTACCGGGCAGACAGCGTTTCACCTACCACAATTGCGGGCTAAGCCCCGAGGACTAAAACAATGGCAGCGATTAGCGGTTTCGGAACTACGATCACGGTTGGTGCCGTCAACATTGGCGAAGTGATTAGCCTGAGCGCCGATGGCATGAAGTTGTCTACCATTGACGTTACGAACATTACGCAGCGGCACCGCGTTTTCGTGCCCGGCATTATTGATAGCGGCACCATCGGCGTCGAAGTTAACTACGATGATGCGCCCAATACGGGCCAAGTGAACATGATTAAGCAAATGGACGCAACGGCCTCCGCTACTGCGCCTGCTGCCCAAGCCATTGTTTTTACGTGCGGCAGCGCGAATAACAAGGGCTTCACGCTGAGCGGAAACGCAATCGTTACCGAGTTCTCTACCAAGATTGGCATTGACGCGGCCGTTACCGCATCGTTCAATCTTAAGTGGACCGGCGCCGTTACCTTTGCGGACGTTTCCTAATGAGCGATCTCAAGACCCGTTTTCTAGCGCTTAAGGCTTCCGTTCCCTTCGAAATTGTGGAGGTGCCTGGCGTCGGTCCTATCACGATTCGCGGCATGACGGCCGCGGGCCGCGATGAATGGGAGCAACGGATTTTCCACGCTCAGGGCAAGACGCTGCGGAACATTCGCGCAACCATGATTACGCTTTGCGCCTATGACGGCGATAGCCCGCTATTTACGGCGAAAGACCTAGACGCTATCGGCGAGTTGCCGGCTAGCGTGGTGGATAGTCTTTATGACGTTGCCGCCAGGCTTAGCGGCATGGGCCAATCCGCAAAGGAAACAGCCGAGGGAAACTCCGACAGCGGCCGCTAAGGAAGTTTCTTTTTCGTCTTGCCCTAGCGCTTGGCCGCACGGTACAGGAATTAGGCGAAACCATGACGGCACAAGAGTTAACGGAATGGATTGCCTATGACGCGCTAGAACCCATTGGTGAACAGCGCGCAGACCTTCGGGCCGGCATCATTGCCGCAACCGTTGCCAATTGCCACCGGGCTAAGGGCGATCCGTTCAAGCCATCGGATTTTATGCCGTTCCTAGATAAGCCAAAGCAGACGCCGGCGGACGTGCTGGCAGCGCTTCGGGCGCAATATAAAAGGGGCTAGCCCGTGGCGAACATTGCCAATTTTCGTACAACGATTGCGCTCCAAACCGCCGAGTATTTAGCGGGATGGGAACAGGTAAAGGCGGCAACCACAAAGGGCGCCAGCGCTACCGAAACGATTCTAGAGAAATCGGGCCGATCCTTTAGCCGCGCGTTGGGCAAGGGCATTGTTGGTATTGCCGGCGTCCAGGGCATTTCTACGGTGCTTGGCAGCGTCGAAAAGTTTACGGCAAACATTGGCGCCAATGGATCGAAGGCGGAAGCCGTCATTAACGGCATTGGCCAAGGCATTATCGACATTGTTAAAAGCCTTCCGTTGCTTGGACAGGGCTACCAAATCTTCGAAAACTTGGCATCCGCTAGCGCAAAGGCGCAAGAGAAAGCCGCGCAGGGTGCAAGGGACGCGTTTAAAACGCTTTCAGGCGTTGAGGCTACGCCGCGTGGAACGTTCATTAACCAATCGGGCGGCGTCGAAGAATACCTAAAGATGAGCGACGCCCAACGGCAGATTGGGGAACTTACTGTTGCAAATCAGGAACGGCAGAACGCGCTACGAAAGCAGTATTTCGAAACCGAAAAACGAATTATTGAGACTGGCACCGGAGTTTTCGACCAAAGCGGTAAGGCTATGGATAGGCAAGCCAGGCTTGCACAATTCACGGAAACCGAAGCAGCGCTTCGGGCCGAGTATGACGCCCAAGTACGTCTTATTCAAGCGGCTGAAGAAAAGGCGAACGCCGCAAAACAGCAAGCCGAAGCCGAAAAGGAAACTGCGCGCATCCTCAAAGAGCAAAAGGACATTGCCGATGCGGCCGCTAGCCGTGCGAAGGACCGGCAAGACGCCGAGGACCGCTACAACCAGGACCAAATAGATTTCCTTAGCAGTCTGCAAGACGCCCTAGACCAGCAGACGATGACGGAGGAAGAACTATTCCGCAAGAAAATTGCCAACGCGGACCTTAGCGACGAAACTACCGCTAAGGCTTGGGAATTGTTCCGGGCTATTCAGGCAACCAAGGGCGCAGCGGAAAACCCCGTTGCGGCTATGTCGAACGTTGAAAACATTTCAACGGCGGTAGGCGGGGTTAAGATGGCCGGTATGACCACGGGTTTAGACAAGTTGGCGAAGCCCGCACAAGCAACGGCAATTAATACCGCAAAGGTTGCGGAGAATACGGGACGCATGGCTAACGCATCGGCGGCACCTTAAATGGCTATCCAAATCGCATTACATACCGACGGCGGCGTTAACATTACCTTTGATCGCGGCAAATTTTCAGGCACCGCGACCTATCGCATTTGGGATGATGCTGGCGCCGCGCTAACGATTCAAAACGTGCTTTCGTCTAGCACGGTCCAGGCGAAGGTTTATAGCACCTATGATCGCGGAAGCGCCGCCGACGGTTGCCTAACGGAGTTGGGCGCCTACCTTACCGCCAGGTGCCGACAGGTTTCCGTGGATTACAAACAAGCCGACGCCGGCGGGCAAGTGTGGGAAGCGGTTGTAGTTTTAGATAGCGCCGTCGGCCAGCAATCCGGTACGGAAATCGACGCCAAGAATGAGAACCAAAGCGGCTTTACAGCGCTGGAAGCAAGCCTTGAAGCGCAGTCCGTGGACATTTGGCGTACGGATGGAGCCACGGCAATTACGTTCCCGAGCGGTAGCGCTATCGACAATCCAACAGAAGTAGATATTGGTGGCGAAAAGGTGGACAGCGGCGGTGAACCTATTACGGGGTTCGTAAACGTTGCTCGTATCACGGTGCGTAACGTGGTGCTTGGTCGGCCGAGCGTGCCGCTAACGTTCCTAAACAAGCGCAATAACGATGCCGTTTCGCTAGGGCCGTACAACTTTGCCGCGCGCACCTTGCTATTTACTGGTTGCAGCATTTCACGTGTGGGCGCTGGAACCTACGAACAAACGTGGGAATTCGCGTGGGACAATGGCTACCATTTGCGCCAGGTTGCTGGCAAGTTGCCTAATGGCGAAGTGAAGGCCAGCGCTAAGGCGGATACTTGCACGGGCACGCCGACCGAGCCGAGCGGTGCCGGCGCAACGTATGCGCGTTGCGTCTATTGGAAGCAACCATTCCCCAAAACCACGGCGTTTGGCATCGAGTGCGTCAACCTTGGGGTTTACCTAACCTAATGCCGCGCGTTAACGGCAATACTAAGCAGCGGCTAGGTCCGTGGTCGCCGGCCATGATTAGGCAAATTGCCGACGCCGTAAATAGCATTACGGACGGTCCTGGTACTAGCGTTGGCGGTAAGAAATCTTACGTGCTTTTTCTTGCCCGCATTACTGGCGCAACGCTGATAACGGCAAAAACAAAGGCGTGGTTATACGATTGGGAAGAAATCGTAGTTAGCAATGATGGCACCTACGTTACGTCCGCTACCTACCGCAAGAAATCAAGCCTTGTTACCACGTACGGCAAGGCGATTAACGGTAACGAAGCGCCACAAACTATTGGTTCGGAAGCCATTCTTGGGCCTGGCGTAACTGCGGTTTATGTCCCGACGGGCTTTTCCTATAACGCCATTGCGAATAATACGGTAGTGCTTATGCACGCCCTAACCCGTACCAACGGGCAACCGTTGTATTTTTTCAACGCTACGAATCCAATCGACGGGCAATGTCCGGCGTTTACTGGTGGAGGCGAACAAGGCGGAGGGGAACAGGAAATCTAATGAACCTTTACCAGCAACCGACAAAGCAGCAGACGCAAGGACTAGCGTTGGCTATTCAGGTTTTCCAATTGGCGGTGCTGATGATCGGCGTAGCCGGCGTGTTTGTAACGCTTGGCCGCAAGGACGCCATTTTAGATAGGCAAGATAGGGACATTACAGAATTACGGGCTATTGCTTCGGACCTGGTTAAAAGCCAAGTCTTGGGGGCCGCTAACGATTCAAAGCATGGGGAATCCCTGCAAGCGGTTGCCGTCCGTTTAGACAGGCTGGAGGCGCGTAGGTGATTCGGATAGCCGTTATGCTGCTGCTAATCGCCCTAGCGGCTTGTAGCCCGTCTAGGGCCATTGCGGTAGCCGCTACAGACGTTGCGGATAGGGCGGCGGAAATCCATCGGCTAGCGAATGAAATCGGCACCATTTCCACCGAGCCGGAGGTATGCGCCATAGCCGCCGATATCGCGGTTCAGGCTACGGCCATTAACTATGCCGCCGGCAGCATCCATAACGCTTTACCTGGCGTGGTGGATTCCGTTCCATTTTGGGCGGTGCTGATTAAGTACGGTCTTGTGCTCGGCGTGGTGCTTGCCGTGGTTGTGCTTGTGTGGCAAACTGGGCTAGGCATTGCGTTACGTGCATTCTTTGGGCTTATCCCCAAGCGGGTTCGCGCGGAAGCGGAACTAGCGGCGGCTACAATCGACCCGGCGCACGAGGAAAGCGCTAGGGAATGGGTTTCGGCTAGGCGGATTGCCGATCCCCTTTTCGACAAGGCATACCGCCAGCAACAAAAAGGAATCGTAGACGATGATCGACGCTAATTTTTCGGCCTGGTTGGGTTCGGTTTGGTTTGCGTGCTTTACCGCGTTTGCCGGCTACATTGCCGGACACGTTTTCCCAGTTAGCCGCGTGGCGGATTTGTTCAAGCGCAAGGGTTAACTATGTCGCTAATAGCGGCTAGTTCCTGCTGCTGCGGGGTGGAATGTACTTGCCCCGTTGAAACGGCAACGCCTACTAGCGTTTTGCTAACCGTTACGGCTACTGGTTGCCAAGGCACTACGGCGGTTGTTTCGTGCGTCCTATTGCTTAACGCCAATGCGCCGTGTCAGGTTGGCGTATGCCTATGCCCGAAGTACGCATTTACGGCAAACCTAACTACGCCAGCGGGGTGCAGCGGTAACTTTGGTTGCAATATCCCATACGATACCTTTGACTATTGCACCAGCGGTAGCCCCGATCCGGGCCAAGCATTGCTAGGCATAGCCAAAGCCGCACTAGGTACTAACGGCACCGGATACAACGCAGACCCGTATACGTTGTGTGATCTTTGGTTATTACGATTGACGTTGGAGGCCAAAGGCGGGCTAAGCAATCCATCAGCACAATCTGCTACCGACGTGTGCGGTGATTGCCATTGGCATTACCCATCGTTTCCGTGCTTAAATTGGGCTTCGGTACCAATCGAAATAGCATTCGTAAAACCTAGCGGGCAAGACCCCCGCGGTACATATGTAAGCGGAATCGGCGGTCCGTTAGAATTTTGCGCGATAGACCCGCCGCCGTGCGAAGGTTGCTTCTCAGGCTTTGGCATGACCATCGACGATATAACCGTTACATGATCGAATGCGACCATTGGAGCGAGTGCGGCGTGCCTGGCGGCGGCTGCTGCGCCGCAA